ACCTCAATCATTTTTATCTCCTATATTAATTAATAGATATAATTAGCTAAGCCATTACCAACAATGATAATAGCTATAGCAAACAAAGTTAATTTAAAATTATCCGACATTGATTACCTCCTGTTTGATATTAAACGTAGTCATATCATCAAATTGATCACCAATCAGATTTGCTAGTTCTGAAGCTTCTTTAATAGGTCTTTCATCCCATAAAGTATCTGCTTTTAAACCAGTTTGAACATGGTCTATTCTTTTATTTAACGTCTTCATATTTATTTTCATATTACTCATTATTTACTCTCCATCATTTTAAGTTTAATTAAATTATAAAACACATCAGCTTTAGCAATGTCTTCTTTATAACCTTTCATATCTAGTTCTATTTTTTCTTTAGCAACTAAATATGCACCTGGACTAAGTTCTTTATAATTATATCCAGGCTCATTGTATAGATCAATCATAGTATTAATATAAGACAAAGCTTTCTGTGCTTGCCAATAGAACCATAAACTAGTTTTACGAGTTTCTAATTCACGCATCATATTTTTCTTATAATCACTAGACATTGTAATTGAACCAACTCCTATAGACTCAAAAGTAGGATGTTTTATTAACATCTCTTGATATTCCTTATCAGTGTTAACTTGATATCCTGATGGTACTTTATAGTCTTTAGGTTTTAGTATGTACTCTTTAGGCTCTTCTAACATTCTCGGTGCATCTATCATTATTTATCCTCTCTTTTGGAGTGGGCTGTAATACCCACTCATTTATTTGTTTTTCAAATCTAGCTATTTCATTTTCTAATCTAGATCTGTACTCATCCCATACTTTAGTTATTGAAGATAGGTTAATATCTCTAATGTTAGGTAACCTACAACCCATTTGTTGACCTGGTAATAAATACTCAGGAACTTCAGGTTGCTTAGTGTCATATCTAACATCAGATGGTAATTTATAATAATTATCCATATTAACTTTATATCTTTCAACCATCTTAATTAAAGCATCAACAGTTGCTTGAGAAGGTTTTGAATTTAAAACTTCCTTAAGTGTTGGCTTTAATATTTGCTTAACGTATTCGATTTTAGACTCAGGTGATTTTTCCCAAGACTTAAATCTAGCACCAAAGCAAGTACCGCTTCTATAACCAAAAGCTATATTGAAACCGTGATCTGCAATAATATTTTGCTTACCATGATAATCAACTAACTCCCAGTAATAATGGCATATACCACATGTTGCTTTATCTTCTAAGGCAGCTTTTCTAATTCTCTCTGCCTCATAATCTTTCTCAAGATCTTTAGGTCTTCTACCTGGCTTAACATTAGGTTTAAGACTAATTAACAATTCGTGATTTTCAATTAATAAAGGAAACTGTTTATAAATTTCTTTTAGATTTAAATCAGGAACGTTTTCTGTTTTTAAAGTAATATATCTACCCTCACATTTAGCATCTTCATAAGTATGAAATGTTGGGTAAGTATATTCAAATTCCTTGCTATTAGGATTGCTTGGATAATAGTGAGGATTTTTTTTCTTTTTACTTTTACGTAATAAGTTTTTAAAGAATTTATTAAACTTAGTAAATTCTGACTTTGTAATATATTTACTATCAACTATATGAGTAAAATCTTCCAAAGCTTCTTTAATAAAACTTATAATATTTTCTTGAGTGTATATTCTATTTCGCATTAACTACCTCACAAAGTTAGTGGTTTTATATTCAGCCCACTGTTTAGCTGCATTGATTAACACTGGAAAGTGTATTGCAATTTGATTTACAAATTTAGCTGTTACATATTTCCAGTTCGTATCGTTAATAACAGAATCATAATTACTGTACTCATGTCTGATCAAACGTAATTGATCGTGGTGAGTTTTGAATTTGATTTTGTTATAATCTTTTTTAGTAATATTTAATTTAATCATTTTATATCCTATTGAATTGTTTTTTAAAAACACAAATAAAAATATTTATGTTATCAAATAACAGTTGCGATTATTATTTTACAATCAAGAGAAGGTGGAGTTCCAATAAAGAATAAACTTAATTACGCCCAAAGCCAAAAGCCCGAAGCGCAATCTGGGAAACGTGCCCTACATGATTGCCAACCCGTCAGTGTCTGCATTAGGAGAACCTGAGGCTGGTAGCGTTGATCGGAGATCTTCCGAGTCTTCTCAGCTATTCGGCTGGCGATATAAAAGTTATATACCCTGGTAATATTGAATAATACAAAATAATGAGGGGTGCGACAACTATGCACAATGATGCTATTTTGCTTTGTATTACTTTAAAGAACACAAAAACATATAGTTTAAAAGCTTATAGAACATCTTATAGGGTTATCTATTGATATATTGATGGATCTATTAGGTGGATCTATTAAGCCTTAGGCCTTAAGCCTATAGCCTATATAAGGGATTGTTTTTCTTTTTTTTGTTTTCTTCTGTAAGGGGACACTATTGAATAACCTATATAAATCAACATTTTTATAAATATATTAATCAACAATGTCTCCTTACAGAGAACATATAAATGTTTTTTGAGCCTAAGTAATTCTCCTCCAATACTTGGGCTCATTTTAATCCTGGAGGTTTTATGGAGTTTATATGAATGAATGCACTGAATGCGGTGGAACTACAAAAACAGACGAATGGTCTGATTACAATAAAAAGATTTGTATAGATTGCGTAAAAGATAATGAAAATATTTATGAACCAATGAAAGAAATAGATGGATAATGTATTTCAAAATAAAAAGTATTGGGAAAATTTTGATGATAAAGAATTAAATAAATATTCTGAAAAAATTTTTAACCACTACAGAAAAAATGGTTTTCCATTTGTAGAGTCTAATTTAGATTATCGAACTAAAGAGTTTAATAAATTGATGAACTACAATACTGAAAACTTAATAGAAGATAGATTGATTAAATCTACTATGCACGGTTTAAGTTTGGCTTGGTCTTATATGCCTCATCATTGGGAAGTGGAATGTAATAACATGAAAACTCCTATGAGTGTTTTTAAAGATGATACTTTATTTAAAAAAGTAATTCTTAAAAGATTAAAGATTGGTACTTACATAACTGACTCTGGTATTAGAAAAATACTTAAAACATTTAGTGGAGTTCAATCGGTATCTAATTTTAGACCAACTGCAGCTTCTGCAATATATGATAAATTTTTAAATAAAGAAGGTGATGTATTAGATTTAAGTTCTGGTTTTGGTGGAAGATTACTTGGTGCTATTAAAAGCAATAAGGTTAAATCTTATACTGGAATTGAACCATCAACTAAAACGTTTAATGGTTTATCTAAATTAAAAAAAGACTTTGGTAATAAAAATATAACATTACATAAATGTGGTAGTGAAGATTTTAGATATTATAATAAATTTGATCTTTGTTTTACAAGTCCACCTTACTTTAATAAAGAAAAGTACAGTAATGAAGATACTCAAAGTTATGTAAAATTTCCTACTAAAGAACAATGGTATGATGGTTTTTTAAAAACTACCATAAGTAATTGTTTTAATAGTATGAAAGATAACGGTGTGTTTATATTTAATATTAAAAACACAAAAGATCTTCCAGATTTTGTAGAGATTACAAAAGAATATGCTTTACAATCTGGTTTTACTTTCACTGACACCTTATGGTTAGAACTTGCTTCTCAAACTTTTATGAAAAGTAATAACAGGGAAGACGTATTAATATTTTATAAATAAATCAACAATGGGGAAACTAATGGAATTATAAAATGGCTAAAAAAAGAGATACAAGTTTTGAACATACAAAGCCTAAGAAAAGGCCTGGAGTTCATACTAAAAGTTTAAATAAAAAAACTAAACTACAACATAACAAAAAATACAATCGACAAGGAAGAGCCTAGTCTGTTGTTTGCAAATAACAAAAAAGGAAAATAATATGCTACTAAATAATGTAAGTATAAGTTGGGTTAAATTTGATCCAATGAATCCTGATCAAGGATTTGATAAGAAGACACCACAGTATAGTTGTACTGTTAAGACTTCAGATAAAGTTCAAGCTGAAGCATGGAAGAAGGCTGCAATTAATGTTAAGCCTGTTGAAGAGAATGGAACTGTTGTCTATTCTACTACGCTTAAGAAAAAAATTTATCTTGATGCGGATGGTAAAAATTCAACTAAACCACCTGCAGTGGTGGATAAACAATTACAACCTATAACTAATACTTCAAGTATCGGTAATGGTAGTGTTGGTAATGCACAAGTAAGATTAAAACCTTATGAGTACAATGGTAAGACAGGTATTTCGGTACAACTTCTTGCTTTACAGGTAACTGAATTAAAAGAATATCAAGGTGGTGAAAGTTTGGCTTTCGAAGCTATTGATTCTGATAAAGACGTTATCTAAATAATAAACATTTTGCCAGGCCTTCGGGCTTGGCATTTTAATTTATAAAAAGGATTTTAAAATGTTTCATACGTTTCATGTTTCACCTGAAATAATAAAAAGTATTAAAGAAGGTAAAAAGAAAAATGCATTGAAAGGATATTATGTTCCAGTTGCAGGTAAACAAATTGGTTTAATAAATTCTGCTACTAATAAAATAGATTTAGTAATTAAGGTTGGTCAAGTTTTAGATTTAACAATTTTAAGTAGAGAAGATAAAGATGTGATAATGGATGAAGAAAATATAGAGGAAAGCCTAAGACCTTATTTTGCTTGTAATTATATGTATACCATTGATTCTTTTGAGAATATTCAATGAGAGATTTAATTGAAACGTGTATAGATACAGGATCTGGACTATTCCTGTCTACATTAATACAATTATTAATATTTCCGTTTTTCGATTTACACCCGACTGTTTGGGAAAGTTTTAATATAGCAATAATATTTACAGTAATATCAATGATACGTTCTTGGATTTGGAGAACAATTTTTACAAGGAGAAGAATAAATGATAATAGGAATCGCAGGTTACAAGGGATCAGGTAAAGATTCACTTGGTGAAATATTAACCACAACATTTGGTTGGCGTAAGATGAGTTTTGCTCAACCAATAAAAAATTTAGTACATAATACTTTTGGAATAGATAAGGCTATTTTATCGGGAACTGATGGTGAGAGAGAATTTAGAGAATTGCCTTTACCTGATTGGTTTAATTTATCTTCAAGAGATATGTTACAAAAAGTTGGAATGGCTTTTAGAGAAAATTTACACAAAGATATTTGGGTTAAGATATTAGAAAATCAATACAATTCTTGTAAAGAACATGTAGTGATTACTGATGTAAGATTTCCTAATGAAGTTGAAATGATTAATAAACATGGTTTTGTTTGTTGTGTTAAGAGACCTGATTTTAATGGTGATGCCCATGAATCTGAACACGCATTAGATAATCATGTTTTTAGTTATGCATTTAATAACGATGGTACTAAAGAAGCTTTGCAAGCAAAGTTTTATAATTTTTTAAAAGATAGGATAGTATAATGACTAAAAAAGTTTTCCTCGATTTGGAAACCAATGGCCTACTTGATACAGTAGACACAATATGGTTAGCGATAACTAAAGATCCAGTTACAAATGAGGTTAAAACTTTTTCTGATCATGATGAAAAATCTGAACCTTTAAAAGATTTAATACCTTACTTAGATAGTTTTGAAAGTATTATAGGTCATAATTTAATCGCATACGATTTATGTGTAATGCTTAAGTTATTAAATTGGAAGCCCAAAGCCGATGTTAAACTTGTAGACACTATGATTATTTCTCAAATGAATAATTTTCGTAGAGAAGGTAAACATAGTTTAAAGAACTTTGGTGCTATATTAAAAGATGCTAAAGGTGAATCACCTGCTTTTGATCATTATTCTGAAGCCATGAAAACGTATGGAATCCAGGATATTAATTTAACTCATAAGGTTTATTCGTATGTTGTTAGTGAAGCACAAACTTTAATTAAGAACAGACCTAGCTTTCAACAAGCGTTAAGAACTGAACATGCTATTGCTGAGTTATGTGCAAGACAGGTTACTGGTAAATGGAATTTTGATACGCCCAAAGCCAAAAAATTCTATGAACAATTAACTTCTGAAATGAAAGTTATTGAAGATGAGATTAACCCTACATTAAAACCTAGGAAAGTTTTAATTGATAAAGAACTTAAGAAACCTAAATACTTACAAGACGGAAGATTTTCTGCAGTAAGTGCTAGAATGTTATCTGAGTTTACAGGTACTGAAATAAAACAAACTGATACTGATAAGTGGAAGCCTAATAAAACGTTTCAAAGATTTAAAATGGTTGAAGCTAATTTAGGAAATATGGATCAAGTTAGAGGTATGTTACTTGATTCGGGATGGATTCCTTCCATGTATACTCCAGGACATGAACCTAAGATAACAGAAGATACTCTTCATACTATTAAAGGTGATATTGGACAAAAAGTTTTAAAGTATTATCAGTTAAGATCTAGGCATTCAGTTTTAAAAGGCTGGATTGAGTTAGCCGAGTTAAATGATAATAGAGTTTATGTTGAAGCTTTTAATATTGGAACACCAACTTTTAGACAAAGACACAGTAAAGTTGTTAACGTTCCAAACTCAAATGCATTTTTTGGATCTGAAATGAGATCGCTTTTTGTGGCTGATCATCAAGATGATAAAGTTATGGTTGGTTGTGATAGTTCTGGGAATCAGATTAGAGCACTTGCTCATTATTTAAATAATAAAGAAGTAACTAATCATATTTTAAAAGGTGATATCCATCAACACAATGCTGATACTATAGGTGTAGCAAGACCGTTAGCTAAGGGTTTACTTTATGCTACAGTATTTGGTGCGGGCTTTGCTAAGTTAGGTAAAATGGTTACTGGTGTAGAAGATATTGATAAAGGTAAAGAAGTAAAAGAAAAATTATATTCTGCCCTACCTGGACTTAAAGAATTGATTCAGAAATTAAATCGTTTTTTCTATACAACTAAAAACAAAGATGGTCTTGGATTTGTTCCAAGTTTAGATGGTCGTAGGATTTATGCTGAGTCTAGTTTTAAATTACTTAATTATTTACTACAAACATTTGAAGCCATTACAGTTAAGACCGCAGTAGTTAATTCTTTTAAAATGTTTAAAGATGAGAATATCGAAGTTGATATGCTAGGGCTCATTCATGACGAGGTGCAAGTACAGACTAAAACTGAGAACGTTAAACGAGTTAAAGAAATACTAGAGTACTCATTTGGAGATTATATTACTAAGAAATTAGAATTGAATATTCAGATGGGTGGTACTGCAAAGCACGGAAATTCGTGGCTTGATACTCACTGATAAAACGGGTTAGCGATAAAACGTTAGCCCAACAAAATTATAGAAAGATTACAATTATGAATAAAAATAAAATGATAGGAATAGTAGATGGTGATGTGATTCTTTATAGGTCATGTCATAAAGCTATTAAAGATAATTTAGATGTTAAGGTTACTTTTGATAAACTATATCAAGAGATAAAAGATGACAGTGGTTGTGATGAATTTTCATTACATATTTCTGCACCTGGTAATTTTAGAAAAGATATAAAACAATCTTACACTGTTTATAAAGGTAAGAGGAAAGATAAACCTGTTAACTTTAAAGAGTGTAAAGATTATGTTTTAAAAAAATACAAACATATATCTGTTAACGGATATGAAGCGGATGATACTGCTTCTGTTGAAGGGACTAAGTATTTAAAAAATAGTCAGCTATTTATGTTAATTACTGTAGATAAAGATTGGCAAATAATTGGTGGTCTATTTTATAATATGACTCATAAAACCGTTAAAGCTATATCTAAATTTGAGTCTTGTGAGTTTTTAAATACACAACTTTTAACTGGTGATACAGTTGATAATATACCTGGTTTAAAAGGTGTAGGTATTGTTAAAGCTACTAAATTATTAAAAGGTAAAACTTTAATTAAACAATTTGAATCTATAATTAGAATGTACAAACAACATCATCCAGAAGATTATTTAGATAGATTAAATGTAATGGGTAAGATGTTGTTTTTAGTTAAAGACTATAAAGATAATAAAGACTGGGATGTAGATTATTGGAAAGGTTTTATAGCTAATGTGTAAACGTGAAAGTAAATTAAAATATTATAGAACAATTAAAGGTATTTGCAGTAGATCCTTTAATCATTGTAAAGACCGTGTTAAGAAATATAAAATAGATTTTAATTTAGACCTTGAGTATTTAAAATCTATATATCCTAAAGATCATAAATGCCCAATCTTAGGTTATGAAATGAAACCTAGTCAAGGGATTCTTGGAGGTAACAACTACAGCCCTACATTAGACCGTAAAGATCCTACTAAAGGATATATTAAAGGTAATGTAGAGTTTGTATGTTCCTTAGCAAATAAGATGATGAGTAACGCAAGCGGTAAAGATTTAATTCGTTTCAGTAAATGGATTGATAGGAGATATAATAATATAACATAGAGAGAGGTAATAATATGGGTAAGAATACTAATTTTATAAAACACACAAGTTGTGAAGGTTGTGGTAGCAGTGATGCTAATGCAGTCTATAGTGACGGATCTGCTTTTTGTTTTTCTTGTAAAAAGACTCAAGGTAAAGATACACAAGATACAGAAGTTGATTTTAGTGTTGTACAAACTAATTTAAATTTAGATGAGATTAGTGAGTTACCTGTTGATACCTTTAGAAATATATCTAAACAAGTATTATACAATGCTGGAGTTAAGGTTGAGTATGATCAAGATAGGAATATTATTAGCCATTACTATCCAATTACAATTAATAAAAAAATTAAAGCTTATAAGAAAAGAATAGTAGCAACTAAAGATTTTAGAGTTGTTGGTAAAGCCGAAGTACCTGAGTTATTTAATCAATCTAATTGTGGTAGATATAAAAACTTAGTTATTACTGAGGGTGAAATAGATTGTCTATCTATAATTGAAATGCTTACTAAAGCCAAGGCCAAGTTTGATGTTGTATCAATTGTTAATGGTGCTCAATCAGCTAGACGTAATATAGCTTCTAATTTAGATTTTATTAATAAATACGATAGGGTAATGTTAGCCTTTGATAATGATGAACCAGGAATTGCTGCTGCTAATGATGCCGCCCATGTTATAAAGCCTGGTAAAGCACATATTGTTAATAGTGTTTATAAAGATGCTAACGATGCTTTATGTAAAGAGCAATCTGATACTTACTTATCTAGTGTCTGGGGTAGTAAAGTTTACAAACCTGATAACTTTGTTAGTGGTGAAAAAATCTGGGATGCTTTTAAAGAAAGATCTACAGTTAAATCTGTACCTTATCCTAATTGTTTAAAGGGCTTGAATGATAAATTATTTGGAATGCGTCTAGGAGAGATCACTTTATTTACTTCAGGAACGGGATCTGGAAAATCTACTGTTGTTAAAGAAACAATATTAAATTTATTAGAGAGCACTGAAGATAAAGTAGGATTAATATCATTAGAAGAATCTATTGGTGATACTGCTACTAAACTTATTGGTATGTCTATTAATAAAAATATTAGAATGCCCGAAGATGTTACTGAAGAAGAAGCACGTAAAGGTTATGAAAAAGTATTTGGTGATGAAAGATTAATTCTTTTAGATCACCAAGGATCTGTAGCTGATACTTCTTTGTTAGATAGGATTGAATACTTAGCAGCGTTAGGTTGTAATTATTTGATACTTGATCATATAACTATTGCTGTAAGTGAAGGTGTAGACGGTGCTACTGGAAATGAAGCGGTTGATAAAGTTATGAGTTCTTTGTTAAAAATTGTTAAAAGATATAATATTCACTTAACATTAATATCTCACTTAAGAAAAAGTTCTGGTGAAGGTAAAAGTTTTGAGGAAGGTATTATGCCTAATTTAGATTCTATAAAAGGATCTGGATCAATTAAACAAATAAGTTTTGACATTATAGGTTTTGCAAGAAACATGATGGCAACTGAAAAATCTGATAGAAATATTGTAAAATTTGCAGTCTTGAAGTCAAGGTTTTCTGGAGATACAGGATCTGCTGGACAAGCCAGTTATAATGTTTCATCTGGACGACTAAATTATAGTGAAAATAATTTGGCTTTCGAGGAAGTGTAACCAGTTTCGGTTAGAAGTTAGATCTGTATATAAGACCTTATAAGGCAAGCAACTAACAGACAATGATACAAGGATGATAAATAGGCAATCCTCTCTTAGCCTACATCAGTATTAGAAAACCGAAGCAGCTGAGCAATCTGTTTAAAAGGCTCTATAAATTTTAGAAAGGAAATATTATGACTTATAGTGAAATGTTTAATGAAATAGAAAAGGATGAAAAAATGAGAAACATATTAATAGATAGTATTAAAAAACATGCGGAAGGACATATAGCTAAACATAAAGCTAATGTTGAAGTGATATTACAGAAAGGTGTAGGAGTATCTGAGCATCCTAATATGGTAGAAACAATAGAAAACGAATTATGTATTATTGCTAAATATGATGATCAATTAAATATAATTAAAAAATATTTTAAATAAATTAGTACCCTGATGGTCCTCCAAATATAGCAAGTGCTAAAAACATTAATATTAAAATTGCTGTAAAATGATAATTCATATTGGCTATCTCCATAAGTTTACTTACTTTTTTGTATTAAAAAATTTTTAAAATCAATTTCTAATTGCTTTATTTTTTCTTCCATTGTTTTTATTTTATCATCAGTAACAATCCTATTACCTTTATTTGTTTCTATATTTAGTAATAGGTGTTGCTGATTTTCGCTAAGCCTTGCTATGTAGCCTTTAAAGTTTTTTAAATGAGTATCATTAATTATAGTTATCTCAGCTTTATTTTTGTTAATAGTTTCAGTTAATGACACTATGTACCTAACACCAGTAAATGTTCCAACTACAAGAGAAGCGACTACAGGTATCATTACTATATTTTTTTTTAATAGTTCTGTAATATTCATTTTTTATAACCTAACCCTTCTGATCTGTTACCCCATAATTTTCTCCATGACCAGCTATTAAGTTTACTTGAATAGTGATAAATAAATAATACTATATGTTTCATTATTTTTTACTTACCCCACCTTTAAATATTTGTGTACCTTTGATACCATAAATTGATGCTACAACTAAAATCCAAAGATTTGTAAACCAACTTGGTAAATTAGAAAACTTATCAAAGAACATATCAACCTTAACCATTATGTTAGGATCTGAACTCCATACAGAATATGCCAAAATTAAAATTGGCAACGTAAGAATTATTAAAACGAACTCGTCTTTCCAGTCTGAATCTCTTGATTCTAAAAGTTTTCCAGAGTATTCCAACTCCCCCTTA